CCGTAGTCGATGACCACGTACCAGGTGCCGTTCTTGTACTTCTCAACGCTGTTGAGTTCCGGGTGCAGATAGACGCTGCCGCCAGGAATGGTTTCGTCGGCAACCAGAGTCTGTAGCCAGTCGTTGATGCGCTTGACCTCCTGGTCCATGAACGACTTGGTGAGGTTCTTGGCCATGGCTTTCTGGCCGGCCTTGACCAGCTTGCGGCTGATCGCATCTTCGAGGCCGACGTAGCTGATGAATTTGCCGGTGATCGAGCGGTTACCGAGCAGCGAGAAGCCACCCAGCACAGTGCGAGCGTAATAGCTGACGCCGTAGCGGTTGAGCAGATCGCCTTCGGTGGAGGTGTCGAGGATGTTGTATTCGACGACGCGCGAGACGTCTTCGGCGAAGGTCACCTGGTTGCCCGGGCTCTCCCACTGCTTGACCTTGGCCAGCGCGGCGATCGCCAGGCTGGACGGGGCGAGGAAGACGTTTTTCTTCGCCGCTTTCGAGTACACCGCAGGCATGTTGTGCACCACCAGGCAACGGTCAAAACCGAGTTCGGCGCCGCCGAGTTCCTGGCTGTACAGCACCTGATCGGCCACCGAAACGTCTTTGCCGTCCAGCACCACACGAGCCTTGATGCGCTTGCCGAACGAGGCGAATTCACCGGCCACCGCTTTGCTGCCGGTGAAGCCCGGCGCACCGATGATGGTCAGGTCTTCCGGGACACTGCCCAGCGCAGCCAGACCGAGTTTGCGGCCAGTGGCCGGCTCGACACCGCCGATCACCGCGTTGACCGTATCGGCCGGGGTCGCGCCCGCTTCGACGATCACCACGTAGACCGGCACCTTGACCACTTTGAGGATCTGGTAGACCGCGTGGTACAGCGTGCCCTCTTCCGCACCGCTCGGATCGAGCAGCGCATGGGTAGTGAAGCTGTTGATGCGAAACGGTGCGTTCCGCGGAATCAGCGGATCGGCGTTCGGCGCGGTGCCGACCAGACCGATGACGTTGTCACCCAGGCCACCCATGGCCTCGGGGGATTCGGTGGCATTGACGGTAATGCCGTTGTGCTCGAAGTTCAAAACCTCAGCCATGTTCAGTCAGCCTTCTTGGCAGCGGCCTTTTTGGCCTGGGTGGAAGATGTTTTCAGTTGCAGACGCCCGGCGCTGTGCAAGGCACTGGCCTCGACGTCGAGCAGCTCAAGTTCTTGACCGACGCTCGACCAGTGCCCACGACCTGTGGGGAACGGGACGAGCACGGTGTAGGTTTGGCGGTTTGCCATTTTTCGTTTCTCCATAAACGGGAAAGCCCCTCGGGGAGGGGCTTGGCGGGGTTTTGAATGTTGCAGCGGCAAAAAGTCTCGGATTCGACTCTTCTATCGAAATGCGGATGCAGACTCGACAGGTTGATGATCCGCTAGCGAACGCGGACCACCGACCGCCGATTGAATAGCCAGGATTGCCTCGTCAGCAATCTGCCTGGATTCACCGATTGCACCGGCATCGACCTTCTGTTTGATCCGTTCTTTCGCCTCCAGGCGCCGCTCACGGACCAGATAGAGCACGTCTGTGTATTTAGCGGCTTCGATCAGGATGCCATCGGCAGCCTCCTGAGCAGTGCGGCCCATGATTGCCCAGGCAGCAACGCTGCGCGGCACCGCGTTAGCGGGATAGCCGGCGTCTTTGAACGCTTGCGCTTCGGCCGCCGCTCGTTCGTATTCGGCCGCGCGCAGCGGGTCCCCAGCAACAATCTGCCGGGCCTGATCCGCGTAGTTGTCAATCCTTGCATATAGCTCAGCGAGTGTGGGTATCGGCTCGCCGTCATGCTTCCATTGACCTTTCCATTCACCCGTCTCTGGAATGCGCGTTCCTTCGAAGCGGGGATTCCAGCACGGTTGAGGCAATTGGGCGCGAGTCCAGTTCACTGTACTTTCCGGCTCATCGGCGGCATAAAGAAAACTGCCATTCTGATCGATCACAAAAATCATAACGTCTCCCTTAAACCGCTTGTACGCAAAAACTGAACTGACAGGCAAAGCTGCCCGCGCCGGCGGTGGACCCCATTGCATAATCCAGAACCACCTCGCCAGTAACTTCCACCCTCCACGATAACCAACCGAACGCGAGGGGGCTGTTGGTGGCCCAATCCCCCGTTCCACACATTCGGGTTATAGGCCGAAAGCCAGGTGGAAGCGTGAACATGATCAAGGGGTCGAGACCATTACTGACCCAACGCGTGGCGTCGATGCTCACATAGACATTGCCGTTGGCTTTCCAGTACCGGGTTGCATTTCCGTCGGTAAAACCATTGATGAGCGCCGGCACCCGCAGGGTTGTCGCAGAAAAGTTCGCAAAAGCAGTGCTGACTACGCTATTGGTCTGCACTTGGGTGTAGCTATCCGTAATCCCGTATCCCGCTAACGAACTGGGTTTACCTGTCGTAATCCTGCTCCAGTCCAACGCCGGTATATCGGTTGCGGCCAAGCTGCCGCCGCTGGTAGCCAAGCCTTTGGCATTGAAGGCAATTTTTGTATATGTACCGGCAGCAATACCTGAGTCTGACAGTGTTATTGCAACGTTGCTGTTTGCCGTTCCGTCAAAAGACGCGCTACCACTCGCCGCGCCAGAGATGGAAATATTGCGAGCCGTTTCAAGCTTGCGGGCAGCGACTGCGGTTGCGTTGATACCAAGGGCATCCGTGATCCCGAACCCGGCCAACGTATCGGGGTTGGCCCCCGATGTCGCCCGTCCATACTCATCAACAGTGAGACTTTTATAAGTCCCGGCAGCAATCCCGGTACGCCCGGCCAGCATCTTGAAGGTCAGCGCCGTGGTGCCGAGGGTGATCGGCGCGTTGGTGGTCAGGTGCCACAGCGAATCACCGTTCGCCGTGCCCTCCTCAACCATTACCGTCAGGCCCGGCGTGACCTTGGCGCTGCTGTTGGCATCAGTCGCGCGCTGCCAGTCGCCGTTGGCAACGATCCACAGGCCGTTGTCCTTGGCCAAGGTCTGGCTCGGCAGCAACACACGGTCGCCAGCGATCACCGCCACACCATCAATCTGCTGCGCGCCGTTCAACACGACATTGCCAGTCGCCGCGACCCGCACCGATTGTTTGCCGTCGAGCTTGCCGAGTTCTTCGGCCAGATAGCTCATGACCCAGGCACGCGTAGCCTTGACCACCGTGTCATCAATCAACAAGGTCACCAAGGACGCATTGCTCGTCTCGAAAATCGAGCGAATGTAGAACTCCTTGCCCGAGCCCGACGTCGCCAGCACCGGCTTGAATGACTCCGGGTATTTGACGATGGCGTAGAGAATGCCGGTGTCGGTCCACAGCCCTGCTTCGCGTACATACCAGCCGCCGACATCCGGTGGGATGGTCACTTCGGCGAGCAGCCAGCTAGGGTTTTTCTCGTCCTGGAACAATGCATTGAGCGGCCCGCGCCAGACTTCGCGTTTCAGCGCGGTGGCGGTCGCGGCCGGGTTGTAGACCGCGCCGTTACCGTCGCCGACAGAAATTTGTGTCAGCTTGATCGGCACACCCGCGGCCTTGCACGCCGTTTCGTAGGCAATCCCTGCGTTGGTGAGCAGGGTGTAATAGTCAGCCATTCAGGCCCCCTGAGGATAAATAGTGGATGTTTCGACGGTGTACAAAGCGGCGGCCATGAACGCCTCGCCAGAGGTTTCCAGGCCTTCGATGAACACCGGGTAAACCGTGGTCAGCTCGCCGCAGAACGTCGCGGCGCCGATGACGTGATTGCCGAACGCGCTGAGCCCCACCGAGACGGTCAGCACATCCCGTTCGCTTTTGGCATCGGCCAGGCGTCGGTCGAGACGGGCATCGATGGCTTCGCTATAGGGTTGTTCCGTGAACGCGCGCACCGAAAAGCTGTAGGGCGCGCCGGGCGGTGTCTGTTCGTACCAGGCGCGGATTTCCGGGCGCAGTTGCAAACCCTTGGCAGCGTTTTCCAGTGCCTTGCGAGTACCGGCCTGGCGCGCGGTGGGCCAGGCCAGTTCGACGGTCAGGCGCTTTTCCGCTTCCGGCGCATCGCTGCTCCACTCGGCGACGCCGCGATCGGCCGCCAGATACGGCAGGAAAGCCACGGGGGTGGAGCTGGGGTTCATCAGTTCCGGGAACGGCGGCGCGATGCGATCGAGCAAGACGCCGAAGCCCAGATCGAGCCCGCGCTCCAGTGCCGAGCTGTTGGCTGGCAGCAGCGTCGGGCGTTGTATTGGTTCACTCATAAGGTCAGCACCTCGACTTCGACCGCCGTGCAATACGGCGCCTGAAACGCGGTGGTGACGATCGGCGTCAGCGGCTCGAGAATCTGCAGTTGCACGGCACCGGCGCTGTGCAGCGTGTAGTCGATCCAGCTCGGATCGACCCGGCCTTCGAGGCGATGACAACTGTCGGCGTAGGCCTGCAATTGCTGTTCGGCTGCCACTTTGGTCAGGCCCGAATCAGGGCCGGAATTGATTCTTGCGACGACACGTATCTTGTAGCGCTGGATATCGGCGCCCTTGACGGTGACGAGGTCGGTTTCCGGTCGAACATCCGGTCGAGCGAAATGTTCGCGCACACCGTCAAGCAAGGCGGCGGACGGGGTACCATCGCCCTCTCGCGCAAGCACCGTGACCTGGACTTCGCCCGGTGCGGTGCGGCGACCGTTGCCATCCTTGACTTGTGCAGCGAGGCCGTCCGGGTTGAACGTGTACGTGACATTCACCACGCCGGCATCGCTGGATTCGACTTTCACCGTGGGCCGCTCGCCGAGGGTGAACACTTCGCGCCGATACTGCATGCGCGAGCCCGCCGCCGGTGCATGGGGCGCCAGGTAATAGCGCAGACGGGCATCGTCGTCGCTTTCATAAATCGCCGGCACTGGCGGAAACGCCGCCGGGTCACCGGGATCGAGCAACTGCCGTTCAAGGCCCATGTCCGCCAGCCGCGCATCGAGATTGCTGCCGGTCGCCCACCACGCCAGCATCTGCTTGATGCGGGCGTTGTATTTACGCTCGTGGGTTTGCAACCGTACGCAAAACGCTTCGAGGGCAAGGGTTAGCAGCTCGCTTTCGTTCTCCAGGCTGGTCTCGAGTATTATCGCGCTATCCGGCGAGCGCACCGCGACGTAGTCGACGACGAAGGCCTTGAACTCGGCGAGCAGTTCTTCGAAGGCGTCGACCTTGATCAACGCCGGTTCAGCCAATTGGTTCTGGCCGGGAATCAACATGCTCATGTCACGACCTCGAAGGTTTGTTGGCGGTTTTTCCAGGTGCCGGCGAAACGCAGGAGCAGACCGGCGCCCTGACGGCTGGCGACGATCACTTGCGGTTGAAAATCGCCGATGCCGTTCTGCACGTTGTAGAACGCTTGCGCTGCGTGGCTCTGCGCCAGCAGCAATACGTCGTCGCCGAGGTTCTGCCCCAGCAGCGTGGGGATCAGCGAACCGTACAAGGGCCGTTTTTGCCGGGTGCCCAGCGGTGTGGTCAGGGCTCGGGTCGCGCGCTGCACAAACTGCAGCCAGTCGTCGACCGTGGCCCCGCTGTCTCTATCGATTCCGATCATGGAAGGCTCTTGAAATCAGGGGCTGATGACGCGGCCCTGGTGGTCGACCAACGGGCCGCTGAAATGCACGCCCGAGGCGTCAATGCTCAGGCCGACGGCGCCCAGTTGCAGGCTGATCAGTTGTGGCGTCAGCGCCAGTCGCGCCGCGCCGATGCTCAGCTCAAGCGATTCGCGAGAACCGCTGAACGCGGCCGGGCCGTTTTGCCAGTGCAAGGTGTGAGTGGCGTCGTCGTAACCGCTTTCGCTGCCGTCCTGGTGCACTCGACGGGTCAGCGTCGGCACCGTGGCGGTGGGTGGAAAGCGGTCGCTGTTCAAGCCAAACAAGGCCACGCTCTGCGCACCGCTTTCGCCGCTGCCGTAGTTGAACAGCAGGCATTGCTCGCCCACCGACGGAATCCGCGATTCGCTTTGCGCACCGGCGCTGGGGTTGAAAAACTTGATCGCCGGAGTGAGCAAACCGCCATGGCTGACCGTGCAGGTATTGCTGGCGGCATCGACGCTCTGACAGAGGCCGATCCGACAGAAACTCTCGGCGCGCCGGTGCAGGTCGTCGATGTCCGCTTCCATTTCTGCCAGGCGCTCGATGATCGGGCCCAGTTGCATGCGCAGTAGTGCATCGAACATCGGTCAGGCCTCCAGCGCGCTGTATTGGTCGGGATCGTCAATGTTGCTGACCTCCCAGGTACGGGCGAATTTTGGAATGCCCAGCGGATCGTCAAGCAACGTCGGGCCGAGATAAAGCGTCTGCTCGAATGTCAGCGTCCAGGCCTTGTATTGCTGGCCGAACATGGACGGCAAGCCGTCGATATTCATCGGCAGATCACATTGCTCGCCAGGCAGGCCCCAACGGTTATCGGTGATCAGGTTTTTCAGCACGGCGATCAGATCGCAGGCAGCGAAGGCACTGGCTGCAAGTGCCGGAATGACTTGCAGCGACAGCGTCAGCACATGGGCGATACGTCCATCGGCAGCGCGAACGCCCGGTGCATTGCGGTCAAAATCGATCAACACCCAGGCCTGTTCGCCAGGTGCGCTGAAATCTTCCTTATGGCCGACCTGTACGTTGAGTCCGGCGCTGTTGCGCAAGGTTGTTGCCATTGCTGTGTACAGCTGCGAAGGCTGCTGGATCGGGGTGGGCATGCATGACCTCCTTTTCGAATGTCCACGCGAAAACCCGCCGCACGGCGTACAGCGAGTCAAAGAGTGTGGGGTTACTGTGAATCGCGCGGTGGCACTTCGCAGACGCCGATGCGCTTGGCGGCCCAGCGTTCATAAAGACCGATGGCGACGTCGGCGCCGGCCATGGCGGTCAGGCAGCCGAATGCGCCAGCGGCCCAGATCGACAGCCCTGCGGCATATAACAGCATGATCGCCGACACGCCGCAGATCATGCAGGCGCCGGAGCGTAAGGCCAGGCGCCGCAGCAATGACCAGCCGCGGGCGCCCTCCTTGTCCGCGCGCCACATTTCGCCGGACACCCCGCCGACAACGGCCAGGAGGATGACCAGCCAGATCGGCATGTCCGCCAACGCTTGTTGCTCGTTTGTCATGTCACGCCTCCGTGGGTGATTGATGAGTGGTGGGTTGGGTTCAAACGGTTTCTCTTGAGGCAGGCATTCCAAAAAGCCCGGCGCTTGCACACCGGGCTTTTCAGTAATGCTCTCCTTCGCCTTCCTTCAAATCCTGTGTTCATGAAGGAAGTTGACTTTTCGGCGCTACTGGCGCGGTACGAGTCCATTCAGATTGTTTTTCCGACCGCGGTCCCTGCCCGCCGGATAACTGCTTCTGGTGCTTTACGCTGCACACCCGG